CAGCTTGTTCTCCTTCATGAGTTCGATGTACGACTTACCCTCAAACTCCTTCGGTACCGATGCACCGAGCTGATGGGTAATCATGGTCTGTACCGGCATCGCATCCACGAGAGCCTGCAGGCCTTCAGGATTCAACTTGTAGTCGGCTTTCAGTTTGTCGGCCATGGCGACGTTGATCTTGTGGTCGGCAAGTGCCTTGGCCACGATACTCTCCACCTTCTCAGCAGTGTGCTGCTCTTTCAAGATGGTCATTTTAGCTTTGAGGTTAGCCAGTTCTGTCTCCAGTGACTCACACTTAGCAGCCTTGGCTACCAAGTCACGGACAACCTCAGACACCTGCTCCGGCGTACTGTCGGCAGACAGGTTCGGGAGCCCTGCTGCAAGCAAAGCTTCCACTTCAATCACGGGTTTGTTCATAAATGAAAGTAAATTAGGGTTGAAATTAGCACTCAGATCACGGAGAACAGTATCGTCCTCTGCGAAGAGTTTGTCTTGTACTACAGCATTGTAGTTGCCCGGAATGTCCACAATAGAGCACTCACGTGGGAACCACTTCGTTACGGTCGGACCGGTCTGTCCCTCCAGCATCATGCTTGGTTCCTCGCTCCACTCCAGGGCAACGATATGACCAACGGATGCTGCTGCATAGAAGCCGTCCTCAATCTGCTTGGCCAGCTCGGGGAATGCCTCATCGTTCACCACAGGGTAGCCGTACAGTGCACCATTCTCGATGGTCAGGTCTTCCCAGCGCACAGCTACACCATCCTCACGCATGTGCATAAGGTAGCCAATTGGAGGATCAAAGCGCTCCAAAGCGCATCCACTCGTCAGCAGTCGATAGCCATAGCAGTTCACGCTATCGTCCGAAAGCAAAAATCGTTTCTCAATTCTCTTCATTTGAAAACTGTTTGAATATAGGTTAAATTAGGTGTGACTATCACTTGATGTTAGTGACTTTGTTGTGGCGCTGATCAGCTCTCCATGGCTGACGATTTCCACGCACATACACGTGAACATCTTTTATAAATACTATACGTCCGATGTTCCTCCACCAGAGGACACCATTCATACGCCGTATCTCGTGGAAGTGGTGACGATCGAAGAAATCTTCATCCCTGTCATAGAATAGGTACCATAGCCCACCTCCGATACCGAGCTGTATGCCGTCTTTTTTGTCATATTTTGGATCAAACATATTGGGTGTGTACTCGGGCGCTTATGCCCAAAAGCGAGTGCAAAATTACTACATATTTTGAGTATTTCCCAAAAGTACTGCCATTCTGACCGTGCTTTTTGAATTTCCTTGAATTTTGTAGTAATTTTGCAGTCGATTTTAGTATTTCGCCTATGGAAAAGAAAGACAACAAGCGCGAGATCGCACAAGCACTTTTCGTGCATTCTCGTATGACACAGAAGGACATCGCCATCAAGTTGGAGGTGTCCGAACAGACCGTGTCCCGATGGGCTAAAGCTGACCACTGGGATGAGATGAAAACCAACATGATGTCCGGCAAGCAGGAGATGATGCGTCGCCTCATGCTCGAGTTCAAGAAACTGCAGGACACCATCGAAGCCAGTCCTTCCGGTGTGGCCACACCTGCACAGGCAGATGTTCGTCGCAAGCTGATGGCTGACATCAGGGACCTCGAGTCTAAATACCCTGTATCGCAGGTCGTACAGGTAGCTATGGACTTCTGTGATTTCCTGAAGCCGATTGACTTCCAGTTAGCAACCCGGGTCAGTGAGTACTTTAACGCATTCATTGATGAACAAATCGAGAAGCAGAAATGGCAACGCAGCGAATAGGTAAGGCTACCGACCGTGACTATCTGGAGGCGTACCGTCGGTACTGTGAGAACTTCAAGAACGCCACTCCAATCAACACGCGTGAGACGCAGGCAGAACGCTTGCGTCGTATTGCGCATTTAGAGGCGCATCCGGAAGAATGGTTCAAATACTACTTCCCGAACTATTGTACTGCTGAACCGGCTGCTTTTCACAAGGCAGCTACCAGGCGATTGTTGGCACACATGGAGTGGTTCGAGGTTCGCGCATGGTCTCGTGAGTTGGCCAAGTCTGCACGCTCCATGATGGAAATCAGTTACCTTGCGCTTACCGGCAAGAAACACAATGTGCTGCTTGTCTCCAACTCACACGACAACGCAGAGCTGCTATTGGCTCCATTCAAGGCCTTCTTCGAGTCCAACCAGCGTGTGGAACAGGACTATGGTGAGCAGCGCAATCTGGGCAGCTGGGAGGCCGACAAGTTCGTCACTCGATCCGGGTGTTCCTTCCGTGCCTTGGGTTGGGGTGAATCGCCTCGTGGTACCAGAAACAACGAGAAGCGTCCGGACGTGATCCTTATTGATGACTTCGATACGGACGAAGAGTGCCGTAACGAGGACACTATGAAGAAGAAGGTCGCTTGGATGGAACAAGCATTGATACCTACGCGTTCTATCTCGTGTCCGACTATTATTCTTGTGAACGGAAACATCATCAGTGACAACTGCATGATCAAGTACCTTGGTGAGTCTGATTTCTGCAACAAGTTCGATGTGGTCAATATCCGCAACAAGGATGGCAAATCCTCGTGGCCAGAGAAGAACTCCGAAGAAGACATTGACCGTGTTCTGTCTATCATCAGCTACGCCTCTGCGCAGAAGGAGTACTTCAACAACCCTATGGATGGTGGTGATGTGTTCACCGAGCTGAAGGAGGGCAAGATACCGTCTCTGCGTTCGTGCATGGCCATCATCTATGCTGACCCGGCCACCAGCAACAAGGATGTCTCCAATTCCTCTTACAAGGCGATTGGTTGCATTCTCTTCAAGGACAATGTCTTCTATGTGGCTAAGGCTCGTGTCGATACGATGTCAACTCTACACTTCGTTCAAGCACTATTCGATGTCTATTCGTGGGCTATTTACCATGGAGCAGAGAATCTTCAGGTTTGGATCGAGAACAACTCACTCCAGGACCCATTCTACGAACAGGTTCTTCAGCCGGCCATCTTTGCGGAGGGCAAGAGCCGTGGTGTGATGTTGCCGGTTATCCCGGATGGTCGCAAGAAGGGTGAGAAGTTCACTCGTGTAGAAGGTCTGCTCGAACCACTCAATAGAGCCGGTCTGCTCGTGTTCAATATAGCTGAGCACGATGATCCGGACATGAAGCGACTGCGCACTCAGTTCATCAATTGCTCTCCCAAGCAGAAGCGCATCGACGGTCCGGATATGGTCGAAGGTGGTGTCTATGTCCTGAAGCAGCGTGTAGAGGTCGAGGCCTCAAAGGGAATCATTACTGTCAAACGTTCTAACAACAAGAAAATATGATTATCGACAAATCTTATCTTACCAGCATGGAACTTTATCCGGAGGTGCTCGACATCATCTCTCGTTCCTCAGAATCGGCTATCGAGATGCAGATACTCGCTGCCGAATCTCTCTGCAAGTCCTATCTGTTCAAATACGACCTGATGGCAGCGTTTGGTACCATGGACACGCAGCCTACTGTAGAATCACCTCTGCTCAAAAAGATAGTTGGCACTATTGCTGCATGGTACCTGCTGCGCATGGCGGCTCCAAATGTGGATATTGAACTCTACAAGAGTGAGTACGATGCCACCATCCAGCTGCTCACGGATGTACGCGATGGCAATCAGTCTATCGTTGAACTGCCGTACCAACTGGATGACCCCAACACTCCCGAACGTGAGGGTGATGCCGGAACTGCATGGGCTTCCAATCCGAAACGTCAAAACTTTTTCTAATTATGGCTAAGAAGAAAGAAAACAAGCAGGCTGGAGTGGAGAAAAAACAGCCTAACATGGAGGGCCTCATCGTTCAGGACTTCCGCTTCGTTTCACCCGACCGAAACAGAAAGGATGTCGGGATGCTCAAAACTGCTATTGAGCGTGCAGAATCGGTTACTATACCTAACCGATACAAGTTGATTGACCTCTACCACGATGTGGTGACTATCGACGGACACCTCTCCGGATTGTTGGAGAAGCGAACCAAGGCGGTCACCAACAAGGGTATTGTCTTTTACGATTCCTCCGGAAAGAAGGTGGATCAGATGGACACTCTTATCAAGTCGCAACGCTTTGAACGACTTGTAGAGATTCTGATGGAGACCATCTACTGGGGTACGAGTGCTGTGGAGTTTGTCCAGGGAAGTGAGTTCTGCTTTGTCGAGATTGACCGCAGACACATCCGTCCTGAAGCTCAGGAAATTGCCTTGTCGCAGTTCGACACGAAGGGTGTGAGTGTATTCGACCTGCCGATGGTGTGGCTCATGGGCGAGAAGCACAACCTTGGACGGCTCCTACAGTGCTCCATGTATGCACTGTACAAACGCAGTGGTTTTGGGGACTTCGCACAGTATGTCGAAATCTTCGGTCAGCCGGTTCGTGTAGTCAAGTACGATGCCTATGACAGCAAGACGCAGGAGGAACTGCGCAAGGCACTCAATGAGTCCGGATCATCGCTTGTGATGATGATTCCTAAGCAGGCAGACTTCTCCATGCTTGATGGTAAGACATCAAACGGTAATGGTGAACTGCAGGAGAAACTCATCAACTGTTGCAACCAGGAGATGTCTGTGGCGATCCTTGGTAACTCTGAGACTACTACCTCCAGCAGCTCCAGCGGATATGCACAGGCTGAGGTCCATGCCGGTCAACAGATGGAGATCACGCTGTCGTACATGCGCTATGTGGCTGCTTGCCTCAACTCTCCGTACTTCCTGTCCGTACTCCGTAGCTACGGTTATCCGGTGGATGGTGGTGAGTTTAAGTTTGAGCAAGAGCGTGATCTGACCAAGCTTAAGGCGCGTCTGGACATCGACCTGCAGGTTAGCTCCAGAGTCCCAGTGTCGGATGATTACTGGTATGAAACCTATGGTGTGCCCAAACCGGACAACTACGATGATCTGAAGAAGGCACAGGAGGAACAGCGTGCTGCATTGCTCCAGGCCATCAAGTCATCCACCAAGAAGGATGAAGATGATGATCCGGAGCCTGATGATGATCCTAAGCAGGGAAAGAAGGGAAACACCAAGCCCGGTAAGAAGAAAGATCTTGCTGATCGTTTGGCTGATTTTTTCGGATTCGCCCCTATTCCGATGTAGGGGCTGCTTTAGACCGTGACTATTTCGCAGATGGTGTACCTGCATTGGTCAACAGCGGAATAGAGTTCGATACCGAGACCATTGCTAGAGCCTTGGTCAACATCTATAAGGAGCAGGTCGATATTGACCACGATGTCGAAGCCAACCTATTCCGTGAGACCTCTCGTATAATTGGTGATGCCATCGACAACGGCTATGCGGATGCTGTATCTTCAGGAAGTAAACTTCCCGATGATGCGTTCCGTGATGCGTTCAAGCATAGTGCAGATGTATTCTCTGCGTTCCGTGTGCATAAGATGCAGAAGGACATCGCAGCTCAGATGATAGATGCCGATGGTCAGCTGAAACCGTTCCGTCGCTTCGTCAAGGATGTAGCTCCGTACATCGAGCACAAGAACCGTGCATGGTTGCAGACAGAGTATGATACGGCTGTCATACGTGCGCAGAACGCAGCTGAGTGGCAGCAGTTCCAGGCCGAGAAAGATGTGTACCCTAATCTGGAGTGGATTCCATCCACCTCACCAAATCCGGGTGCTGACCACCGTGTGTTCTGGGGAACTGTCCTGCCGGTTGATGATCCGTTCTGGGATGAACACAAGCCGGGTGATCGTTGGAACTGCAAGTGTGAACTGCGTCAAACCGACAAAGGCTGCACAGCAGCTCCTTCATCAGATGGTAAGTCTGACGCAGCTCCGGGACTGGAGAGCAATCCGGCCAAGAGCAAAGAGGTGTTCTCGGACAATCATCCGTACTTCCCCGGCAGCTGCTCCACATGTCCGTTCGTTGGCAACAAACTCGTAGCTCTTGCTCACAACCTCGCAGGTGGTAAGCATTGCATGAGCTGTAGGACAATGAATAGCTGTATTGAGCGTACTCGAGATGAGTATGAAGCACCAACTTTGATTACGTTGAGGAAGTTCAATAGTGGTGGAACTTTGAGTGAATATAGCACATCGGAGCCGAAAAAGTCTGACTATGCAGCGATAAAGAGAATTGGCCGTCTGTTTGCTGAAGAGGGAGAAAAAGTGGTTATAACTCCAAGAGTACATAGAAACAATCCTGCGTATGAAGAAATTTACGGATCACTCATTGGTACCATATACGAGAATAAATGCCCAGATTTGAAAATTGGTGAGTATTTCTATGAGTACGAGGGTTATGATGGTGAGTGGAAAAAGAGGAAAGTAGGCAAGATGTTATCCCATGGTAAAATACAATCTTCGAGAATTATCATCAATAACAACAACGGATGCTCTGACCGATTTATTAGACATCAAATCGTAGCAAGACAGAATAATGGTGACATTATCGAAGAGGTTTGGGTATATGAAAAAGGGAGTGTAAGACCAATCCTAAAAGATGGTAGGTTCCTATAAAAAAACAACAGAGGGGAATCCCCCTCTGCGAGCAGCCACGCCTCAGCGCACCTAAATCCCTTACGGAATCTGACTGCAAAGGTACAACTTTTTTTTGAAATATCAAAATTTTTTGGCAAAAAAATCGAATTTTTCTTCATTATGACCCCAGAACAGTTCCAAAACATGCTCCGAACGAAGCAAAATGAGCTGAAGAAGTTGATCACACGCACGCTTCCAGTCAAGGTCGGGAACGAGGCTGTGAACCACTTTCGAGACAACTTCCGCAAGGAGGGATTCGTCAACAATGGTCTGAAGCCATGGAAACCATCCAAGCGTAAGTCCAACCCAAAGCATCCGGATCGAGCATACAACACCCTCATGTCACGACGCAACAACCTCTATCGATCCATCCGGAAGAAGGTAGAGATAGCATCCGTTACCATCTATACGAATGTGCCATACGCAGCTGCTCACAACGAAGGTACCAACAATGCCGGTCGCGGACACAAGACGCGTATTCCCAAACGCCAGTTCATGGGGCAGTCCAAAGAGCTTGATGACAAAGCTCAGAAGATAATCCGGGAGGAACTGGAGAAACTGATGAACGACAATTAAACACCATTCAAACCATGATTGAATCTGTATTCTCGAGGTTGCTGCTTGACCTCCAAAACCAAATAGCAGCTGTCTGTCCGGACATCAAGATGGTAGATCGCTACCTTGGTCAAGACCAAACGGACATGAAGCCGGCACTTGCCTATCCGGCAGCATTGGTGGATATTGACACCACAGACTATAGTGACATGGGTGAATTGAGTCAATACGCCGATTGTACGCTATCCATTCGTCTGTTCACGGACAATTACTCCAGCGGTATGCAAAAAGCCCCACAGAAGGCACGCGAAATGCAGATGCGAGACTTCGAGCTCGAGAAGCGTATAGTGGATGCTATCCATGGTTGGGCTCCTGAAGATGGATATACCGAACCACTGGTGCGCGTGTCTGCCAGAACGGACAATCGGAATGACATTGGTCTTCGCGTCCGAACCCTCACCTTCAGGACCGCTTTTGAAGATGTGGATCTTCCCACTCGTATGCGAAACCTTTAGACACAAAGAACCCCGGCACTGTGATGCCGGGGTTCTTCGGTTATGATAGGATGGTGATGTGGTGTCGTTTCGACTCTTGGCGCTCCGGGCTCCAGCAGCATTTCACTCCGGTAGCCAGTGCTATGCGTAGGTCATCGCACCGGTGGCATGTTCCCTCGTTGACCAGCTTCTCATATTTTGGGCAGTCAACATAGATGCCTCCATTGCACCAGGTGCCGATGTCATCAATCCGCTTTCGCTTCTTGCTTAGGTAGGGTAGCAGCACGGTTGCCATCGTTCTCTAAGCTTGGTTTGATGCTCTCCAGTGCAATTCCTGTAATATCGCTCACGAACTGAAAACAGATGCCTATCAGGTAGAAGACTACTGCTACGCTCAGAACAACGAACCGGAATAGGAAGGAGACGATCACCAGTGGCCACCATCCTGCCACCTTGATTCTGTAGATTGTTTCGCTCTTCATATCATATCAATATCAAATAGGGTTGGTTCTTGTTTGCTTTGTAGTACGGCTTTTGTCAATTTCTCATCCAACATGCGAAAAAAGGTACGTTCCGAGATACCAAGCACCGGCTTCACTTTGTTTCGATAAATCCAAAGTTTACACCTGTCTTGACGCCCCGGTTCGTACCATTGTGCTACTATTTTGCGAATAATCGCACTTTTTTTCGCTGTGGACTTGTACATGTCAAAAATTTTTTGTACCTTTGCAGTCGCTTTCTCTGTAAAGGTCCCGAGTGTTGTTTTGACATGAGGGGCTTTTCTTTTTTTAGGTACCATAAGGCGTGATGGTGGTGGTGATTTCTCGCACCTTCTTCACGCGTCCGGTTCCGGCACATACATCGCAGATCACAGTCGCATTACCTGAATCCACTTGACCGATACCATGGCACCTCCGGCATAGTTCGATGTTGCATGTTACCACCGGAACTACTTTCCTGTACTGGCTCATGCTAACAGTCTGTCAAGTTCAATGCTATCGGCTCCCATGCGCCGGAGTCGTTCTTCACCTCCACCTTCACAAACTGCTTGCTCTGTGCCGGGTGGTACGCGTTGCGGATGATCTCCATTGCCTCGATGAAGAGTGCATCACCACTCTCAGCAGCCATCTTCTCCAGACGGAGCACGTTCTGTGCCTTCAGTTGACCGCCCTTGGTGCGCTCGCTCAGCAGCGTCTCTACCATCTTCACCAGAGTCTGACTCTTCTCATCCGATGCGAAGCTGCCAAGGTACTCCCTCAGTTTGTCGATGCCGGCGGTGTGCGTGTCATCGTAGTAGTCCAGCATGTTGTTTCCTACAGTCACACGAGCCGTGCTGTCCTCGTTCGTGAACGTGTCTGTGTAGCGACCATCCTTAGCCTTGTTGGTACCACCGTACAGCTCGTTCTTCATGTCAATAATCGTCTGGAAGGTGTCAACCAGGTTCTTCTTGGCTTCAGCCATCTGCTCATGCAGTTTCTGTGCCTTGGGAACGGACTCGTTCACCATCTGATTGACCAGAGCTTTGTACTCCTTCTCACGTTCCTGCTTTGCTGCTTTTGCATCTTCAGCAGCCTTCTTGGCTTTCGCCTCTTCCCAGAGCTTCAGGTCCTCCGGGGTCATTTCTACTGTTGTCATAATTGTACTTTTAATTGTTAAACGTTATTTCGCTATGGGATAAAGTTCCCTCGCTTTTCGTAGGTCTTTTGACTGCTGTTTGAACGCTGCATAAAGGCTATTCAATCGGCCTTCAGGAATCTTATTGAATGCCGTTCCTCCGGCTGCTCGTTCTGCTACGCCCTTCAGGTAGTCATCATCGTTCCGATAGTCATGCAGTCGAGCCCATTCCCTCAGAGCGGTCAGAAGTCGCTTTCGTGCCTTATCCAGCGCCTGCTGCTTAGGATCACTCTTCATCAACTTGTTGCAGAGGTCTGTCAACTGAGCTTCCGAGAGTTCCTTGCTGCTTCCCACTCCGTAGGCTCCCAGCATCACGGCTTTCGTCTCGTTATCCACACCATTCGTAGTTAGCAGGGTGTGAAAGAGTTTAATCAGTCTTGCTTTGTTCTCCATTGTTGCTATCTGTTAATGTTACATACATGTGTTTCTCGGGCCATGCGTCAAAAGTGGTCTTACTCTTGTAGCGTCCGTCGATATATACATATCCATCCAGCCCCATAAACATCTTGATGTTGGCCTTGTATCGAGCTGCTGATGCCAATGCTCCGGATGGTTGCTTGCCTTTTGCCCAACTGACAAAGATGAATAGTTTGTCCTCGTACTCTGTCAATAGCTCCTGCAGGTCGGCCTTTGTGAACCCCGATTCACCCAAGAACTGGATGGAGTCAATGATAATCACATCCGGGCTACGCTGTTTCTTGATGCGTTTGATCATGTCCGTGTACTCGAGCTTGTCCCATACCATGAAACGCCTCCGTTCCTCCGACATGATTCCGCTTCGTATGATGGCTTGTTTGAAAGATTCCGACACACCCTCTTCCAGCGTATTATAGACCACCTTCAGTCCCTTCGATATAAGGTACTTCGACATTCGGAGAAGGAATGTGGTCTTACCACTACCGGATTCGCCCCATATCTCCCAGCACCCTGTCTTCTCAGGGTCTCCGAACGCCTGTTCCCATTCACCGTCGAAACCTATCGTGTTGAACTTACGACTGATGATCTCTTCCAGTGAGACGGCCTGTCTATCTTTCGCCTTTCTCCGTCTGCTCATTTTCTCTTCAGGTTGAGTGCATCGATTTTTCTGCGTACGCGGCGAAGGTCGTACATTGCAGTCTTTCCTTTGGTCTTTCCCTCGTAGGCTGCACCTATCATGATGTCCGAGATTGCCTCCGGCTCGGTGATGCCGTTTGCCTCGCATATCTTCGTCACATCCTTCTGATCGACTGCCGGCAGAGCTACGAACTTACGACCGATACGGCTGATGATCTCGTTGAAGCCGGTGTGACCAAGTACCACTCCTTTCCGGATATGACTCTCGAGGTGATCGGTTGCGCACAATACGATACCACACTTACCTTCCAAGTCATTATACAGGGTGATGAATAGCTGTAGTACCGGATCACCCAGTTTGTCGGCTTCATCCAGAATTAGCAGAGGACTCTCATCACGACGGAGCGTGCTGATGATGTCATCTACGAGGTCGGTGATTCGGCGGCCACTGGTAGGGTTGCCAACCTCTTTTCCAACTGCCACAAGGAAGTCCTTCTTACTCCAGTAGTTCTTGCAGCTCACATGATAGGCGTTCTGATGTGCCTTCACATACTGCTTACAAGTAAAGGTCTTTCCGCTGCCGGCATCACTCGTTACTGCCATGCAGAGGCTATCGTGCTGAGCATCCTCCAGCATCGTTGTGAAGGCCTTATAAGGACGCGTATCGATGGCTTGCCACTCCTGCCACTCATAGCCGATAGAGTCAGCAATGGTGATGAACATCTTATCACTTACTTTCTCCCAGTCACGGTTCACGATGGCGCTCACGGTAGCTGCTGCTACACCGATGCTCTGAGCTGCGCGGTTCTGACTGTCATAGCGCTCGCAGTAGGCTTGCAGTTCCTGTGCGATGTCTTCGCGATTCATCTTACTTAGCATGGTTGGCCTCCTTTCTTGCTTCTTCTGCATCTTTGGCTACCTGGGCCAACTGCACGAACAGGTTGCATATATCCTCTCGATCCACGAACAGACTGAACAATGTCTGACCAACGATCTTGGGGTCTCCACCATACACAAAGTGTCTATCCTTACCATAGCATACGAGGAACAGCGTTCCTGCATTCTTCTTGCACAATACCTTGCGTACTATATTCACAAGGACTTTTACGAATACTTTTTTCATCTTTTCTTATAGGGTTTAATAGTTATCACGAATATCGAACTCTTCTTCTGCCTGTTCGTCGGCTGCTGCGAATGGTGTCACCTCCGGGATCATTCGTTCTGCTTGGTACCGAAGTTCTTTCTGCTGACCTTTGGAGTCTGGTATCAGGAACTTCATCTGCATATCCAGTTCTCGGTTGGCTACGCTCTCCATCACCTTGCGAGTGGTGTCCTGCGCTGCACATATCCGATTGGTAATACGCTGCTCTTCATCCTTCCTGAAGTGAAGTACTTGCTCCAGCTTCTCATAGTCACCCGGCTTTCGATCTGCAAGTGCCATGGGTTGGATGTACTTGGTCTCCAGTATGAACTGCTCTGTGTAGCTGTCTGTGTAGGCCAACACCTTGGTACGATCCATTTCATCCTCCTTGATGTGCCAATCTACATGGCAGAAGTCTCGGAAGCGAGTGTCGAAGCAGTCATACTGTACGCGACCTTCCGGAAGTCTCAGTTCAATTCCTTTGGCGCTGAGGTGTACAGTCTGTGAGCGTTCGGTACCGAACAATCTCAGGTAGGTCATCAGCTCCAGAGGATGCTTCCTGTCTTCGGGGAGAGCAGCATATTTTTCAAGGAACGCTTGCCGGTGATCTTCTCGGCACTTATTGACCAGGAATGATATTTCGGCTACCACTTCTTCCTTCGTGGGGAAGTTCTTCTTATTCATCAGAATCACATCCATGTTCGGCTGATTCTTTGCTTTGATTCCGAAGCCGGACCAGTTCATCATCTTATGGCAGTACTCATCGTTGAATCTTCTGAAGAACGGCTCGATAGGTTTTGCCTTTGCATTGCCCACCTGTGCCGGTGTTACTGCTGTGATCGCAAGAGCTTGGTAGGTGTCACGCATAGCGCTCATGGCGAAGTTGTCACATTGTATTTGGTCGGGTCTTAGCATCGAACCGGTCAGTTCCTGAGTGTGCCGGATGGCATTCTTCAGAGCTCGTGTGATCAGTTCTGCATCCTCCACATCCCCTATGGCATATCCTATCGGGTAGTCGGTGCTAAGGTCAATCACCATTTCTACTACAAGTCGGTTGTGGTAGGTGGTACGCTTGCCTTTCTTCTCCTGATAGAGCAGCTCACAGTCCCATCCATCCAAGCACCATCCATAGAGTGCTGCTGTCGGTCTTGATCGGGGAATGGTCATTGCCTTGCCGTTCCGGTGCGCTGCTGCTCCTTTACGGCTCGCTTCTATCGTGTACTCATTCTTCTTTCTCCAGACTGCAACGGCTCCTGCTGTGATGCGATTCCATCCACAGTGCTCTGCCATCTGGTTGTATAGATCAGCACATTGCTCATTGTTCAGGTTGTGGGCGTTGCCGATGATACTCAGCAGAACACCTTCCTGAATATCGCCCTTAATCTTTGCTGCGTTCTGACTACCGGTCTTGTAGTTCGTGTGAATCAGAACCTCCAGACCGCCTTGGATGTACTCTTTGTACTTATCCGATAGCTTGCGCTGATTCTCCGGCAGTTTGAATGGGTACTGTTGCCTATCCAGGTTCATCACTTGTTCAAGGATCGTTGAGAATGGGAGAGGTATGCGCTTCTGTTGGAAGGTCTCTATCATTGCTCGAATGCCGTTCAATACGTATGCGTTGGCTGTGTACTCTGCCCGGACTTTATCCGGTAGAAACGCCCCTTTGGCAGTGCGGTAGTGGTCAAAGAACTGGGGAATGTTCGGGTCCAGCGTAATGAACTGGCTCAGATGAATAGTGTTGCGTGCCTTCTCGTACGGACTACCGATGATGGCTGTCACCTGAGACTTCAGGTCTTCATCCATGGTGGCGAAGTCGATGTAGCTCTCTACTCCCTTACCACCACCATGTTGTAGGTACCTGAGTTTGCCTCTGCTGGCACGCTGCCGGATGGTTGCGGCTTTGATGATCCCTCTTTCCTCTAACCAACTCACCTTGATACCAAGGCGTGTATCGATGATAAAGGTTGGATTGTCTTGCTCCATTTTTGCTATTGATTATCGGTGGATATTATGCGCGGATGGCTGACAATTGGTCGGCCATTTCCTGCAACTCTTCTATCTTTGCTTCAAACTCAGCGATGGTCATACCCTCTACGCTGAAACTGTCCTTCAACTCTCCGGCTACCAATACACCGGCTTGCTGGATGTTCTCGTTCAGATCAATAACGAGCTCGAGGGTGTTCCCCCATGTGAAACGGATGATGTGACCGTTCTTGTGATCGTGATTACAATCGTATGCTATGTGTTTCATATTATTCAATTTTTAGTCGTTAAACTCTATTTGAAGATTGGGGTTCGTTACTATCATCCGGCAGGGCTTGATGCAGAAGAATCGATGCCG